AAACGAAGCAGAAAATACTAACGATTGGTATTCAGTTGCTAATATGGATTCTGGTACTGATAGACATACTAGAATCGAACAAGCAATGGAAGATGCTGGAATATTAGTACATAAAGAATTATCAATTAAGAATGAAGATCCCATTATATCTGCAAAAACAGATGCAATTATTAATTGGGACGGTATGGAAATACTTACTGAAATAAAAACATCTAATGAAGAATCCTTTCATAGAACTACTAAACCAAGAAACTATAATATAGAACAACTACTAATCTATATGAAGATATTAAAGAAGTCATTTGCCTTTTTGATATATGAAAATAAAAATACTCACGAATTAAAGTTCTTCCCTGTTAACTTAAATCAAAAATATAAAGACTTTATAAACTATTTCTTTGATTGGATGAGAAGAGTTCAAAAGGCTTTTGATGATAAACAACTTCCAGAAAATCCATATAGAAATAAGTTTGAAAATAAAGTATGTAAAAGTTGTGATTTTTTTAAAGTGTGTCAAACTAAGCCAGTTGGGGACATTAAGATCGAGGCTAGGAAAAATCTTGAATGAACAAAATATGTCAGTGGTGTGAAAAAGATTTTTTTACAAAAAGTAAGAATCAAATATATTGCTCTATTGATTGTAGAACTAATGCTACAAAACAAAAAATTACACAAAGATACCAGATGTCTAAATTTAAAAGTAGATTTGGAAAAGAAAGAAGATGTGCTGGAGGATGCGGAACCTTGTTAAGTGCCTATAACGATGCAACATTTTGTAATTCTTGTTTGGTTAATAACAAAAAAGTAGACAAATTTATTAAAGATATTAAGGATTATTTTGATTATGAAAAAGAATAGATTATTAAGCATAGGACTTCCAAGTAAAATTTTAGCGATAGATGCTTCAACCAATTCTATGGCTTTTTCTATATTTGTAGATAAAAAATTACATAAGTATGGAAAAATTAATTTTAGTGGAAAGCATGTGTACGAAAAAGCAGGAGACGCTTGTAAAAAATTAATACCATTTCTTAAAGATTTTAACATTGATGCTGTTGTTATTGAGTCAGCAATATATACTAACTCTCAAAAAACTGCTATGAACTTAGCATTGGTTCAAGGTGCTATTATTGGTTCAGTTCAAATGTATGAATCTAGACCAGTAGTTTCTTGTTCTCCAGTTGCTTGGCAAAATTGGATTGGTAATAAAAAACTTACTAAAGATGAAAAATTAAAAATCAGAGAAGATAACCCAGGAGATCACTCATTTTCTTGGTATAAGCAAAAAGAAAGAGAGTTTAGAAAAGAAAGAACTATTAAATGGGTAAACATAAATTTTGATACAGATATAGATGATGACGATGTTGCTGACGCAGTCGCAATGGGTTGGTATTCAAGTAACAATTGGTTTAAGTTAGCAGAAGAACCTAAAAATGTTGACAAGTCTCAGGGATAATGATAAAATGAAACTGTATACAAGTAAGGCTTGGCTAACGAAAAGGTATCAAGTTGATAAAAAAACACCAGAGCAAATTGCAAAAGAGTGTGGAGCATCTGTTGAAACTATATATGTTTATCTTGCCAAGTTTGGTCTTAGAAAGTCAAAGAGGTAATTATGGCAGAATATAAAACTCCAAACTTTGAAAAAGAACTTGAAGATAGAATGAAATTTATTCGTGATGTCTCAACTCAAGCACCTGCGGGTAGAAAAATATTAGAAGAATGTCTTGATATAGCAGAGTTATTAATAACTAAAAATAAATCATATGGTAGTTCATATAGCCATCCTATTAATATATTTAGTAAATCTGATCCTAAAGAGCAATTATATATTCGTATTGATGATAAACTTAATAGAATACATAAAGGTAAAGAATATGCATCAGAGGATACTATTTTAGATCTTATTGGATACCTAGTATTATTAAGGACATTAGATGACAACAGATGATTTAGTAAAACACTTAGACCTTGTAAACCAAGTTGCTTCTGAGTACCTAAAAGGCTTTGATGCTTCTCAAATTTCAAACACTTTAGACATTCCACGTCCAAGAGTTATGGCATTGCTTAATGACTGGCGTTCTATGGTTTCAAACAATCAAGCAATTCACGCAAGGGCAAAAGAAGCACTTGCTGGAGCAGACCAACACTATTCATCTTTAATTAGAAAAACATATGAGGTTATAGATGCTGCAGATTCTAGTGCAAACTTAACAGCAAAAACAACCGCTATCAAATTGATAGCAGATATTGAAAGCAAAAGACTTGAGATGCTGCAAAAGGCAGGGTTGTTAGATAATAAAGAAATAGCAGAACAAATTATTGAAATGGAAAGAAAGCATGACATATTAATAAAGATATTAAAGGATATTGCTTCAAGCCATCCAGAAATTAGGGAAGAGATAATGAAACGTCTTTCTGAAATTCAAACTGAGGTGATTGTAATTGACAACGATTGATTTTAGTGACTTTATAGAAGCACTAGATGAAAGTCCTTTTTTAGAACTACCAGTAGATGTTAAAACATTTGTTATGAGTAAAGACTATTTAAATCAACCAGAGTTATCAGACTATCAATATACCCTCGTAGAGTGTATGAGTCAGATATATAAAGAAGAAGATGTTCAAAGATGGTTGGGTAAAGAAGAAGGAAAAGAACATTACAAAAAATATACTAAGCAAGAAGTTATTCTTATGTGTGGAAAGGGTAGTGGTAAAGATCACACTTCTACTATTGGTTGTGCTTATATTGTATATAAACTATTATGTTTAAAAGATCCATCAAGATATTTTGGTAAACCATCTAACGATGCTATAGATTTAATTAACGTGGCGGTAAACGCTCAGCAAGCAAAGAACGTATTCTTTAAAGGTTTTAAATCAAAGATTGAAGGATCTCCTTGGTTTGCTGGAAAGTATGAAGCAAAAGTAGATAACATAGAGTTTAATAAATCTATTACAGTTTATTCTGGACATTCCGAAAGAGAGTCTGCTGAAGGATTAAACTTAATGCTTGCAGTTCTTGATGAAATTTCAGGTTTTGCAATGGAGAGTGCTGGTGGTAATGATCAAGGAAAGACCTCAGATAACCTTTACAAGGCCTTTAGAGGGTCTGTAGACTCACGCTTTCCAGACTTTGGTAAAGTTATACTACTGTCGTTTCCAAGATTTAAAGGTGACTTTATTTCTAAAAGATATGAAGATGTTGTTGCAGACAAACAAACAATAATTAGAAAGCATCAATTTACAATTAATCCAACACTAAGTGAAGAAGATATAAACAATAAGTTTGAGGTAGAGTGGGAAGAAGATCACATTGAGTCTTATAAGTACCCTGGAGTATTTGCCTTACGTAGGCCAACATGGGAAATGAATCCAACCAGAAAGATAGAAGATTTTAAGTTAGCATTTTTTACAGATCCAGCAGATGCACTTATGCGTTTTGCTTGTATGCCAACAACTTCATCAGATGCTTTTTTTAAGTCTAGAGAAAAAATAGAAAAAGGTTTGTCAAATAGAAATCCTTTAGATAATGCCAGAAGATTCGATATAAACTTTAAACCAAACCCAGATACAGTTTATTACGTTCATGCAGATCTTGCACAAAAGCATGATAAATGTGCAGTTGCAATTAGTCACGTAGACAAGTGGGTAAGTGTTCAATCATTTAATGATTATGAACAAATTGTTCCATTTGTTGTTGTAGACGCAATTGCTTGGTGGGAGCCACTTAGAGAAGGACCAGTTGATCTTAGTGAGGTAAAAAATTGGATTATTGATTTAAGAAGGCAGGGTTTTAATTTAGGATTAGTTACTTTTGATAGATGGCAATCTTTTGATATACAACAAGAATTAAAACAGGTAGGAATAAAGACTGAAACTTTATCAGTAGCAAAGAAACATTATGAAGATTTAACTATGTTGTTTTATGAAGAAAGATTAATAGCACCTCACATAGATATATTGTTAGAAGAATTATTAGAACTTAGAATTATAGGGAATCGTGTAGATCATCCTAGAAAGAAGTCTAAAGATTTGGCTGACGCTATGTGTGGATCAGTTTACAACTCTATATCAAATACCGAAAGAAATAGAATTAAAGAAATAGATATACACACTTGGTCTCAGGGCGGAACTGATTCAGACAATGCAGATGATTTTTTTCCAGATAAAATTAAAGGTAGGTCTTTAGATTGGAACGGAGGGTACCGACTTGTCTGATGAAGAAAATGTAAGCGAGGAAGATCTCTCAAACATTATTTTGCAGTTAATAGAGATGGGAGCATTAGAAATTAGAGGGTATGACTCTATTAGCAATCAATTTATATATAACCTAACACCTAAGTGCCAAGAAATAATGCCAGACTTATTTGAAGAGCATTTTAAGATGATCAATGAATTAGCATTTAGACTATGGTCAAAAGACATAATAGACTTGACCTTTGATAAAGACGGTACTCCAATGGTTATGCCTAAAGATATAGAATATACAAGGTCTGTTATGTATACCCTGCCTGAAGAAGAAAGATTCTTTTTAGAAAATCTGTTACAAAAACGTGAAAAAGATATGAAAGAATAGTGATATAATTTTATTATGCCTTATGATATTGTAAGAAATGGTCCAGGATGCAATGGCGGATATGCCGTTGTAGGACCTTCAGGTGCACATTGGTGCCATAAAACAAGAGGCTCTGCTATTCAACAACAACGTGCTTTGTATGCAGCAGAATCAGATAGTAAAAAAGTTGTAAAGGCAGAAGAGTGGGAAGGAAA